CATTACCCCAAGCAGCGTAAGCATCACCACTCATTGTTAAGTTGCCTTGTGCTACATTAGCTAAATCACTATCTAATAATGAGTAGTAAAACGATGCAGATGAACCTAGCACCCCACCGATTACATACATATTAAAGATAGTTGCCGTTACTGATTTTCCGTTTATCCAACTTTGGATAGGAGAAATTTGTTTCATATTTTATATTTTAGAATTGACTTAAAAAAACATCTTTGCTTGTCATCATTAATGCGGTTTGAACACCTGATGCGGTGGTGTGGTCGGTTATGTATTGTGAAGTACATAATCTTGTATTATCCCCTGTTGGTATTGTTACATCAACTGTATATAAGCCTGTAACACCTGCACCATCTCTTAATGCCGCACCTGATATTAATTCATTACCTGCCGTTCCATTCCAAGTACTTGCCATATTATTTGTTTTCTAGTTCTTTAATTCTTTGCTCTAATGCGTACACTTTTGCAACTAGCACTTCACGATAAGATAGGCTTAACATATCATCACTACCTTTTGAAACCGCACTATCTAATATCCCAACAAAATCTTGAGCATAATAACCTAGTTCAACCTTTCCATTTTTAGTGTAAAGTTTAGGTGTGATTGATGCAATACCTTTTGTTTGGTAGTTATCTTGGATAAGTGTTTTTAATCTGCTATCGGAAGATTCAAAGAATCCTGTTGCTATAATACTACCATTAACTTGTAATTTATGTGTACCCCCATCAGTAGTAGTTCCTATTAATACATTATTAGATGAATTAATATATAATGCACTTGTATTACCACTATCATTTGTAAAAATTGTATTTCTTGATGTATTTCTAATTACTAAATCACCTGATGCAGAACCACCTACTAATTGATTTGCCGAAAATGGTACACCTATTAATCCTTTACTTGTTCCTGATTGTTGAAAATCTATATAATATACTGCTGCAGAATTTAATGATAAAAGACTATTAGGACTACTTGTTCCTATACCTACATTGCCTGTGCTTGATTGTAAATAGAAAGCATTTGCAACGCTATTTGTACCCCAACTAAAATTCCAAGAGGCATCTTGAGTAATGCCACCTCTTGCTCCCCAAGCCAAAGCGGTTGCTGCTCCTATTGTCAAACTACTAGAGAATGTAGCTGCTCCTGTTGTAGCAATAGTAAGACCTTTTGTGTCATCTGCATCAACTCTAAATTTCATAGCAGCACCTGCCGTTCCTGCTAATGTTACATACCCTGCTTGAGCACCATACCAAGTTGTTGTACTATTATCACCGCTTGTTAAATATCCACCTTTACCTGTTGAACTTAAAACAAGTAAACCACCATAAGAAGTATTAGCACCTGAATTACTATATGCTCGTATTTGCTCACCACCCAATGATGGAGCAGAAGTAAATGTACCTTTTGTTGCATCAACACTACTAGAGAATGTAGCTGCTCCTCCTGTTGTTATTGAAAGTAAAGGACTTCCACCACCACTTGTTAAAACAAAGTTTCCTGTGCTTAAATTATCTCTACCAAAATCAAAGTAGTTTGTTCCACCTTGGTCAGAACTTCTTATATTACCTTTACCTTGACCTACGGCATCATTACCACCTTGCGCCCATATTAAAGTATTAGTACCACTATTTGTAACTCTTAAAGTATCACTAAACCTTCCTGTACCATTAACATCTAGCTTGTAGCCTGAATCAGTAGTTGTATTAATCATTACATTGCCACCACTTTCATTTATAGCTAATGGTCTACCTGCGGAAGTTCCATAGTTATATGAATTGATTGCAGAATAAGCAGTTGCAGATGTATTAGATTCAATATTTAAAGCTAATCTACTTGCTCCACCACCATCAGAAGCAGTTATTCTTGAAGTAACTTCTAATTTTGAATTAGGGGATGTAGTTCCAATACCAACATTTGTTCCATCATCATACACTAAACTATTCCCTATTGTACTTGCACCTGTAAATTTAGGTAGGTAGTTGGTAGTACCTGTTCCTGTTACAGGGTTAGTAAGCACCCCTTGATATTGTGGAATGTTTAAAGTGTTTGAACTAAAGGTCGCTGCACCACTTGTTCCTGTTGTGGTTAAAGTGATTGCACTTTGCTTATTGTTAAATGTTGTCCAATCGGCACTTGATAATGCACCTCTATTCGTTGCACTTGCAGTTGGTACATTTAAAGTAATTACAGGAGTTGTAGTACTTGTTGCAACTGTTGAACTTAAATCCGTTCCACTTGTTCCTATTGTTAAAGCAGCTACGCTTGTAACTGTTCCGCTTCCTTTACCATTAAAAGTATTCCAATCAGTAGAACTTAAATAACCATTTGTTGAAGTAGTCGCTTGACTTATTGATATTACATTTGATGTAATACTTAAAGGGCTTGTTGCACTTGTAATTCTATTTGTATAAGCAGTATCCCAAGTTGTTTGTGATGCATCAGTAGGTATTGAATATCCTGCTGCAAAAGTAACACCTAATGTTCCACTTGTTGTAATAGGACTTCCACTTACTGACAATCCTGTTGGAACTGTCATTGCAACGCTTGTAACTGTTCCTGAATTTGCATCAGTATCGTTAACCCACGCAGTTCCATTATATTTTAATACTTGTCCTGTTGTTGGACTTGTTATAGTTACATCCGATAATTGAGTTAAGCTATAATCACCTTCGGTTGCTACAACTGCACCTGTACGACCAAACACGCTTGTAACACCACCAATGTATTGTGGTATGTTTAATACCCCTGTTGTGTTGTTGTATGTCGCTGCTCCGCTAGTTCCTGTTGTCGTTAAACTAATTGCTGCCCTTGCTAAAGCATCGGTGTATTGTGTAATTGTTGAAGCAATAGTAAAAGAAGGATAAGTACCACTAACTGATATTCCTGCACCTGCGGTTATAGAAACAGTTTGGTCAGGAGCAGAGTTTGTTATAACACCTGTCGTATTGTTATAACTTATTCCTGTACCTGCACTTAAAGAACCTAAAGTAATATAGTTAGAACCATTAGTTATTTGGTTGTTGTTTGTAGGTATTGTTATTACCCCTGTTGTTGAGTTATAAGCACCACTACCTGCAACGAATGATAAAGCTAATCTTGCTCTTGAATCCGTAAAGTAAAGGTTACCACTTTCAGTAACTTGTGCAGTTGTATAATCACCACTTGTTGCAACTACTGCTCCTGTTCTACCGAATACCGAAGTAACAGGATAAGATATGTCGCTAGTTAAAGCTATCGTTCCTGTTGCATTAGGGAAAGTAAAAGTATATCCTGTCGCAGATGGTAAAGTAAAAGTATTACTAATACCACCACCACTTGTGAACTTAACCCCATTAGTTAAGCCACCTAAATTCATATACCCTGCTAAAGAACTACTTGAAGCATTCTGCAAGAATATGCCTCCGTTGTTTTTAGTAGCATCATTAAAAGTCTTTGTTCCTGCTATCGTTTGAGTTCCTGTTGTAATTAACCCCCTTGCAGTTGCACTCGCATCAGGAATGTTAAAAGTATGCGTAGCAGTTGTACTTGAAATATTGAAATCCGTTCCACTCGTTCCTGTTTGAAAATATTGTACTTGAGCAGTCAAACCATTCAATGCAGTAATACCTGTACTAAAAGTTGTTATAATTTGACACAAATGAGAATCTTGAGTATGAACTGTTGTAGTTTTACCACCGCTATTTGTAGCGTATAACTTAATAGCCAACCTATCAGTTAAAGCCAAAGTCGTAGCAGGAACTGCCATTGCAAAAGTGTACAAATTCAAAGCAGTACCATCGTATAAAATCTCGTTAGGACTTGTAGCAATCAAAGTGAAAGTAGTACCATCGTAAACATAAAGTTCTGCGTACAATTGTGGTGTACCACCATTAGAACTCATTGAAGCGTAAATCTCATAATTCCAATTTCCTGCTGGTATGTTTAATTGTGCAGGGTCGTTAGCATCCGTTAAAAATGCTACTATAAAACCATCCCCTGTTTTAGCGAAATCAACCCCTGTTCCTATCACCGCAGTTTTACTCATTTCGTAATAAGTAACACCACCAATAGTGCCTTGACTTGTTCCTCCATTAAGATAATACGAAACCGATGAACCGCCACCACCACTTGAAGGAAAATCTGCTAAAGTACCATCTCCCCTGATATATTGTGAAGCAACACCTGCTCCTGTTACTGCTAGTGTACCTCCTGCTCCTGTTAATGGTGAGTTGGTAACTGTAAATGCACTTGGCATTGTTAATCCAACACTTGTCATTAAAGTAGGAAAAGTTGTTAAGTTTCCTGCTCCGTTTACATATTGAAGATTTGTTCCGTTAAAATTAGCAGTTATCGTACCACTTGTACTGATGGGAGAATTGCCGATTGTTATTGCACCTGCGTTAGTAGATAAGCCAACAGATGTCACTGTTCCGTTTTGTCCGTTTGATTTCTGCCAAGTTCCTGAACCATATAAAACCCAATCTCCAACCGCAAATGTTACAGGACCAGCACCAAAATTGACAGTTCCAGCAACATCACAAATATACATATCCCCAGCATCTCCAACACCATTTACTAATGTAGGTGTATTCGTTGCAGCATTCCAAGTACCTAAATAAGTAACCACCGATGAAGGTAATTGTGATACAGGAACTTTACCACCACTATCCAAAGTAGCTACACCATTTGCAGCACCTAAAGGAACTGAACTGACAACTCCACTTGTAGCCGTTAAAACCCCACTTAAATTCCTAACTTTTGCACCTGCTGAAACTACAATTTGATTTGCCATCTTATATTAATTTATAACTAAATTATTGAAATAATGCCCTAATAAACTCCCCACTTTCTAATACCCTACCAAATGTCAATACCCCTGTTGTACTATTCCACTTCACTTGCTCATCCACAGCCGTTCCTGTCGTTAAAATATCCTGAACATCAATACCACCACGAGAAACATAAAGACAAGCCTTGCCTATCATATCGCCATAAGTGATAGTTGTTTCTCCACCAGCTGCAATCGTTCCCTTTGTGTAAACCGCACCTCCAGCAACAATTACAACCCCTTCAGGATTTATTTCCGTTCCTGTTGTAGCATAAGCACCTGTACCCTGTAACGATACACTATACGTTGCTATGTCTTTGTAAGGTGCGTTAATTTGTAAACTTGTTAAATTACAATCCCCACTAATCACTACCAACCCATCAACTCCGTTATCAATAACAAACTTTACTAAAATTGTAGTCCTATCTTGTTGTTGCTCAAGTAAGAATAAATAGCCATAACCATCCAAAGTTATAAGACCATCACAAGTTACACTCCAAGAAGCTATGTCGTTTTTAAACTCCCTATACCAAGCACTCGTTTGGCTTGTTACCTCTTTTTGGTCAACGCTTACACTAAATGTGCAATTTGTTGAACACGAAAAAGCAATATCCCTACCTGCTGGATAAGCCTCCGAAGGTGGTTCAAAGTAGTATAAAATTATATTGTTGCCCTGTACTTTATCTGCCATATTACAAAGTTAATTAATTAAAAGGTACTCCGTTTACTGTGAATATTGTTTCTATTGTACTTGCAAGTTCCTCATTAGAAATATCTAATAAAGTAGCTTGAGTTTCACATCCTACTATGTCAATAGTCATATTGCCTGTCATATATCTATTATCTTCAATGTTTATTTGTGCTGGGTCAGTATCTAATATTTGTAATAACTTATTAGCAGCAAAATTGCCGTTAGTTGTTGTTATTCCAAATAAGTTACAATCAACATTTATTAAGTTCCTTCTATAATTGTTTATGTATTCCTTCATTATAGTTTCGCTTAAACCATCAGTAGGGGTTGTATAAGGTCCGTAACGATACCATCCTGTTGCAGATACAAAGTTACCTGACACTAATTGTTGGATAGTTCCGTAAGCCATATTTGCTTGAACTCTATCAACTCCATCTCCTTGATATATTGGATAACCTAATGGCAAATCCATTTCTAATTGATATTGATTATTAGCATCTATTATTGAAGTAGATGTAATCAATGATAAAGGCGAATCAAATGTCAATCCAAATGAACCAATCTTTACATTAGTAGCACAATTCACAATATCTTGTGTTAGCATATAAGTTATTGCTAAAGTGCCATTAATAGGAATTGGTGGTGTTGTTATTGATACTTGATTTATTTTATCTTCCTCTACTAAAGGAACTTCATAATAATTGTCAAAAGGTGCAACCGAAGCATCTTGCCAAACGCTATCAACATTTAAATAATATATTGCAGCACCGCCACCAATACCAGTTATTTGTAATTGTATTTGTCCTCTTACCTTATTAATACTTTGCTCAAAAAATGTTTGAGTATATGTTAAAGTGTCATTTTCAGTTACATATCCAACAGGATTTGTATGAACTTCAGTTAATCCTGTAACACCTGTTGATGTTCCTAATGTAATATTAAACCAATCACTTGCTTCGTATGGTTTACTAACTATTGCAACGCTTCCGCCTGAACCTTGATTAAATGTTTGCCATAGTGTAGGAAATCCACTTGTTAAACTCTTTAGATTTGGATTTGATATGTAGTTAGGTGAGAAACTGATATCGTATCTATAATTGAAATTGTTATAACCTTTCTTAAATAGCTTTATTTGGCTATTATTAGTAAAGTATAAACCGCTTACATTTCCTGTGTATGGTTGTATTTCGCTTAATGTATTAAATGTTCCTGAAGTAACTAAAGCACCTGCTGGTGTATATTCAGTATAATAAGTATAAGCAAAATATGGAGCAGCAGCAAATTCATTAACCGCTACAATATACCACTTGCCATTGGATTGATAAAGTTTGCAACCAAATGACTTTAATATTTTAGTCAAAACAACTAAACAAGTCTCGTATGTTTCATCATCATTTTGGAAGTAAACAGGTCGTAAATAACTTTGATTAAATGGTTCGTATTGGCTACCATCACCCCTGTTTAACATACCAGCTGCATAATAAGAACAAGCAGTTATAAGATTCAATCCTGTTGGGAATCCTATTTCAGCCAAACAACTATATAAAAAATAAAGTGTGGTTTGTGGGCTTAATTTTGTGTTACCTGCTACATTAGTTTCAACATAAGTAAATGGAATATAATCTAACATTCCAAGTCCATCAATAGCATTAAAAGATAATTCTTTTCTACCTGTGGTAAATGAGTATTGTACCAAATCACTTAAAACCCATCCTTGCCAATAAATAACACTATCTATAAATAACTTAACTAAATATTTTCTATCGTTCAATGTTGTAAAGTCAGGCATATTATCATCATCATCCGTTACATCAATACTAACATTTAACTGACTTGCATAAATAGGTTCGTAAATATCATCACTTCTTGGGATGTATTGTAACTGAATTGCAGTTGCAGGATATTCAATTACCGCAGCAACTACTTCATCAATATACATTTCTACAACCGCAACTTCATTGTTTTTAGTTGCAGCAATTATTTGGTATTTTAAGTTATATGCCACCTCTTCTTAAGTTTAATGATGAATTAGACCTTTGCATTGCTAAAACCAAATCATTGCCTCTTAATACAAATGAACCTCCGCTTGACATTCCACCGCCTGAATTAGCACCACTTGTAAATGCACTACTTAATATGCTATCTAATTTAGACAAAGGCATAACTGCTTCGCTTTCTCCACCTTCACCTACCATTGCAAATGTTGGTTTGCTTACTATTCCACCTTCAGCCATTGGAGTAAATCCTAATAACTTACCTAATCCACCTAATAAACCACCTGTTAAATCACTTGTGCTTCCAACTGGACCGCCCATCCCTAATGCAGTCATAATACCCTTAAATATTAAAGCCTGAATAACCATTTGTGCAAGTTGTAGTGTCATATTCTTAAACACATTTAAAACTGCATCTCCAAGACTTTCTCCTTGCACCATTGCTTGAAATATACTACCAACTCCCTCTGCAATATATCTTGATGTTGTTTCAGCCTCATTTAATAAATAATTAAACTTCTTTTGTTCACTTGCAGCCTTGTTTATTGCATCTGCTTCTATAAGTGCTTGTGATGGACCACGACCCAAAAGTCTTTGTGGTGCTTGTGGTGCAACAGGAGGTGCTTTTCTTTCTAATGGAATAATTGGTCCAATTTCTTGAGCAGATAATTTTCTTAAAGCTAATAAAGCACCAAATGCTTCGGTTTGTTTCTTTAATGCACTTGTTGATAAATTAGTAGTATCATTAAACTTTATTTGGTCGCTTATTACCGATTTATATTTTATATTTAATTGAAGTAAATTTGCATCTACATCTTTAATAGATTGAGAATTTTGACTTAATGCTTTGTTTGCTAATGTTGTATTTAAATCAACAATTGACATAGCAGAACCAGCACCCATTATCGCAGCCTTTACAAATTCATATGCTTTTGTAACACCGCCAACACTACCTCGCATTTCCTCAAAACTTTGAATCTGCAATCTTACTTTCTTTGCTTCCTCTTCTGCTATTACTGTTGCAAATGCTTGAGCCATTGCCTTTCGCTTTAACGATTCAGCAATACTATCAATAACTATTTTTAATTTAGCACCATCCTGAATGTCTAATGCTTGTAATTCTAAATTACCCTTATATGTATTCTTTAATTGGTCTAATGCCCTTTCTCTTTCAGTTGTGCTTCTTGTAGTGTCATCAACAATTTCATTTAAAATAACAAGTTTATCAATCTCTGCTTGAGCCTCACCAACACCTTTTGACATTGTTGTATTAAACTTTGACAATGCTACATCTGCTGAAGATGTTTGGCTTACAAAATTAATAATCTCATCACCAAAAGAAACAATTAAAGATGAAACAACACCAACTGCCAAACCAATACCTGCTGGTCCTATTAATGCAGAACCCATTGCCTTCAATGCTGCTCCTGTGCTGCCACTTGAAGATTGTAACCTTTGGAATGATTCTAATAATGGGTTAATGTTGTTCGCAATACCCATAAATCCGTATGGAGCATCTTGAGCAACTCTTGACAAGTTTGACAAAGCCATTGTTGCTTGTCCACTTGCATTTGGCATTTTTTTAAAAGCAGTACCTAGTTGTGATGTGGCAGTAACAGTTTCCTGTATATTTTGAACCGCTTGTTTATTGTCAGCGGTTATCGTAATTTTTAATGTTTCTTGTGCCATTTTATTATTTTACTCCGTACAACTTTAATGTCCTTGCTAGTTGCTCTTGCGTTAGTTTAGGCTTTTCTTCTTCCACTTCATCACTAGGCAAAGGGAAAAAGGACTTTATACTTTTCGGATTTTTATCCGTTGAATTTGACCTATAAATCATATAAGCTAAAGTTCTTGTCCTTTCCCATTCCTTTATCTGCTGATTCTCATAAGCCTTTTTATATAATAAAAATTCTCGCCAAGTAAGTTGCCAAAACTCATTAATTGTCAAGCCAACTTCTATTGCGAGAATAATTATTGAATCCCAGCTATATATTCCTATTTTTTTTTTCCTTTCTCTTTGGTTACTTCGGCATTTTCTTTTGTTTCAGGAATCATTGAAGTCTGCATAAATTTAATAAAATCTATTAGCTGACCATCTTTTGCAGATAACCCACCAACCTCATCAATCCAATCACAAACGATAACATCGTTAAATTCAATTGGTTGATTTAGTGTCTTACATCCGCTTTCGGCAGATGCTTGGATTATATGCACAATTGTTCCTAATTCAAAAGCCCCACTTGATAAAATATTGATTAAGTCTAAAAGAGATTTATTCTCTAATTCGCAAAATCTTTTCATCGCCCAAGTACCCCACTTCAAAGGGATTGTTTTGTTGTTGTTCAGTCTTAATTCAAACATAGTTTAGTTGTTGTTTTACGCTTGTTCAGTTTGTGCAATTGGTGGAACACATACTACAAAAGTTGCAGTAAATTTCACATCATCGCCATCATCTGCCTGTACTCCAAAATCACTTATAAATACAGTGCTTGTAGAAAGTCCACCATAATATACATCACCTGAAGTTGGAGTTGCTTTACCCATTTTAATAGTAAAAATAGTTTTAGCAGCGTGTGCTGTGTACAATTGTTGGTAAGAATCCTTACTTGGACTTCCTGTTTCATCAATTGCGAATCCTTCACACTCAAAAGATTGTGAAAATACAGGACTTGGTGTGTATTCATTACCACACTTTGAAGTTGCATCAATCGTGTCGTTAGTTGATGTCAATGAGTTTGTCGTTAAACAAGCCACAGGTAAAAAAGTTGTACCTCCAGCTAAATCTGCTAAAAGGAGATAATCCCTTGCTGATACTTTAGTTTCTGCCATTTTATTTTAATTTTGAGTTATTATTAAATTGTAAGTTATTATTGTTCTAAATACGTTATCCAAAGGGTTTAAACCATCTAAATTTCTAATTGCACCTACTACCAAACTTGAAGCATAAAACCCATTTGCTAGGGTTATATTCGTGTCGGAATTGATTGCATTTAGTATTAAATCGCTTATTGTTTCGGCTCTTTTATATCCAAAGTTACTATTTTTTATGACAATGTCAACATCCATAGTAACGGAGTTGGTATAACTGATTTTTCCTTGTTCTTGTGCGGATGTTCTGCCTGTCATAATTACATATTCATCAGTTGCAGAATCAGGTGCTATTCCATCGTAAACAGGCAATGTACTTGAACTTGTCAAGTTGGTATAAAACCACTTCTTTATTTCTATATTAGGATTAAGCATTTAATAATTTATTTAGTCTTTGTATAAGTTTAGGTTTTTCCATTTCGTAA